GACGGACCGGCCGACAAGGGGCGGCGAGCTCGCCCGGTTCGCGGAGGCGCTGGGAACCCCCCTGATGCCGTGGCAGCGGCACGTCGCCGACGTGGCGCTGGAGACCGACCCTGACACCGGGCTGCTGGTCTACCGGCGGATCGTGGTCACGGTGCCCCGCCAGTCGGGCAAGACGACCCTGACGCTGGCCAAGATGGTCCATCGGGCGCAGGCGTTCGGCCGGCGGCAGCGGATCACCTACACCGCTCAGACCAGGATCAAGGCGCGGCAGAAGTGGGAGGACGAGCACCTGCCTATCCTGGAGCGGTCACCGTTCAAGCCGCTGTTCACCGTCCGTCGCCAGATCGGCCAGGAGGCGATCCGCTGGCGCAACGGGTCGATCCACGGCCTGGATGCCCCGACCGAGGAAGCTGGCCACGGGGATGTGCTTGACGAGGGCGTGATCGACGAGGCGTTCGCCCAGGAGGACGCCCGGGTCGAGCAGGCGATGGCCCCGGCCATGATCACCCGACCCGAGCCGCAGCTGGACATCGTGTCCACCGCCGGCAAGTCCAAGGCCAAGTCCCCCTATCTGTGGAGCAAGATCGAGGCGGGACGCCTTACGGTCGAGGAGGGCATCACCTCCGGGGTCGCCTATTTCGAGTGGTCGGCGCCCGCAGACGCGGATCCGGCCGATCCGGCGACCTGGTGGGCGTGCATGCCGGCCCTGGGTCATACCGTGACCGAGGAAGCGGTGCGGACCGAGTACCAGTCGATGGAGCTGGCCGAGTTCCGACGCGCTTACCTGAACCAGTGGTTGGACGAGACGCCCGAGGAATGGCTGGTCATTCCCAAGGCGGCCTGGATGGGGTTGGTCGACCCGCGCTCGCAGGCCCAGGATCCGGTGGCGTTCGCGGTGGACGTGAACCCGGACCGCACCTGGGCGGCGATCGGGTCGGCGGGGAAGCGCCGCGACGGCCTGGATCATGTCGAGGTGGTCGACCATCGGCCGGGGACGGCCTGGGTGGTGCCGAGGCTGCTGGAGCTGCGGAACCGGTGGCGGCCCTGCGCGGTCGTGATCGCCCCCTCTGGGCCGGCGGGGTCGCTGATCCCCGACGCTGAGGCGGCCGGGCTGGAGGTCGCCAAGCCCGGCATCCCCGATATCGCCGGGGCGTGTGGGGCGTTCTACGACGCGACCGGCGCCAACCTTGAGGTGACCGACCCGCCGTGGCTGCGGCACCTCGACCAGACCGACCTGAACGTGGCCTTGGCCGGCGCGCTCAAGCGGGACGTGGGCGATCGGTGGCTGTGGGCCCGCAAGGGCGTCAGCGTCGACATCACCCCGCTGGTCGCGGTGACCCTGGCCCGCTGGGGATACGCGACCCGCGCCCGCGGCGACGATACCCCGTTCTTCGCTGCCTGGCGATAGGAGACGAGACGTTGGCGACCATCCTCGATCGGGTGCCGGTCGACCAGATCCGAGCCGAGGCCCGCGACTTCCACCTCGGCCGGACCCTGCTCACCCTCGTCGTCGGGGTGTTCTGGCTGCTCGGCTGGCTCGCCGGCAAGGCCAGCCTGGCGGTCGGGTTCTGCTGGGCGGCCGTGGTGATCGGGTGGAAGGAGGCCCACGGGGCCGAACTGAGGGGTCCGCATGGCCGGGCTCCTTGACCGGGTCGCCGCCAGCCGCACCGAGCAGCGGTATTCAGCCGACTCCTGGCTGGCGAACTACCTGATCCCGGCGGTCGAGGGCGGCATGTTCGGCTACGGCGGCCACCAGTACCCGTTCGGGCTGACCCAGACCTACGCCGGCCAGCGCATCCAGGAGATCAGCGCCAGCCTCCCCGGCTACTCCGCGGCGCTGCGCGGGTGCCCTCCGGCGTTCGCCGCCGAGATGGTCCGCGCCCTGGTCCTGTCCCAGGCCCGCTTCACCTTCCGCAACCCCCCGAGCTCGCGGACGCCGCGCCGGACGTTCGGCACCCAGGCGCTACGGGTGCTCGAGCAGCCGTGGCGCAACGGCACTACCGGGGAGCTGCTGGCCCGGATGGAATGGCACGCCGGGCTGGCCGGCAACGCCTATGTCTACCGGCGCCCCGATCGGCTCCAGGTGCTCCGGCCGGACTGGGTCGGGATCATGTACGGGTCCAACCTGGAGCCCGACGACCCCGCCCACGCCCTCGACGCCGAGCTCCTGGGCTACGTGTACGTCAACGGCGGGTTCGGCCAGACCCGCAACCCGCCGCGGACGCTGCTCCCCGACGAGGTCGCCCACTGGTCGCCGCTCCCGGACCCTGAACAGGCCGGGATCGGCAGGTCGTGGGTCACCCCGGCGGTGCGGGAGATCCAGGGCGACCGGGCCGCCACCGACCACAAGATCGCGTTCTTCGCCAACGGCGCCACCCCGAACATGGTCGTGAAGGGGATCAGCGGGCCGGCGGGGGAGCGGCTGACCAAGACCCAGTTCGACGAGATCGTGGACATGCTGGAGGCCCGCCACGCCGGGGTCGCCAACGCCTACCGCACCCTGTACCTGACCGCCGGGGCTGACGCGACGGTGGTTGGGTCGGATCTTCAGCAGCTGGACTTCAAGGCGACCCAGGGCGCCGGGGAGACCCGGATCGCGTTTCTGTCCCGGGTGCCCGCCCCTATCCTCGGCATCGCCGAGGGGCTGGCCGGGTCCAGCCTGAACGCCGGCAACTTCGGCATGGCCCGCCGCATCTTCGCCGATAGCTGGGTGTATCCGACCCTCCAGGATGTCGCCGCCGCGCTCGCCCCGCTCGTCAATGTCCCGTCGGACGCTGAGCTGTGGTTCGACGTCGTGGACGTGCCGCTGCTGCGCGAGGACGCCAAGGACGCCGCCGAGATCGTCCAGATGCAGATGGCAGCCATCCGCCAGGGCGTGGACGCCGGGTTCGACCCGGACACCGTCGTCTCGGCGGTCACCGGCCAGGACCTCACCCGGATGCGCCATTCCGGCCTCGTCTCGGTGCAGTTGAACCCGCCGGGCAGCCAGCCGGCCCCCGTCAACGGCAACGGTCGGCAGCCCGCCGCCTAACCAGGAGCACCCGATGACCGCTGTGCTTCACCCTGCGCTGGAACTCCCGGTCGTCCGCGGCCTGGACCTCACCCCCGAGCTTCGCCATGACGAGGACGTCCCGGCCGGGCTGGGGACGCTGCTGGTCCGCTGGTCCCGCTTCAACGTCTGGTACGAGGTCGACTCCCTCTGGGAGGGGACGTTCCTGGAGCGGACGGCCCCCGGCGCGTTCCGCCAGACCATCCGCGAGGACCGCAACAGCATGCGGGTGCTGTTCGACCACGGGTTCGACACCCAGATCGGTAACAAGGTGCTGGGCCCCATCAACGACCTCCGAGAAGAGCCGGACGGGCCGGAGGCCCAGGTGCCGCTGTTCGACACCAGCTACAACCGCGACCTGCTTCCCGGCCTTCAGGCCGGCGTGTACGGCTCGTCCATGCGCATGCGGGTCACGGGTGAGAAGTGGGACGACGAGCCCGACACCAGCGACTACAACCCGAAGGGGTTGCCCGAGCGGACCATCACCCGGGCCCGGGTGATGGAGTTCGGCCCGGTCACCTTCCCCGCCAACCCCGACGCCACCGCCGAGATGGCCAGCGCGGCGGCCCGGTCCCTGACCGACTCGTTCTATGAGCGGCTTCGCCACCGCGACCCCGCCGCCGTCGATGCGGCGCTGCGGGCGGCGAGCCTCCCCCCCGACTTCACCGGGCGACCCAGCACGCGGAGTGCGGGTGGCGGTGACCCCGACCCCGACCCTCAGCAGCAGGTGGCGGCGGTCGTTCCCACAGCAGCCCAGCGCGACCATGACGCGCTTCGCCTGAGAGGCATCCTGTAGATGACCGAGCAGCAGACCACGTCCACCGACGTGGAGATCCTGGCCGAGCTCCGCGGCAAGGACGTCGCCAACCTGACCGGCGACACCCCCGACGAGCTCCGCGGCAAGACCCCCGACGAGCTCCAGGCGTTCCTGGAGGTCCTCGACGCCCACCTCCGCAGCCTCCACCAGACCGACGAGGGCGAGCTGCGCGACAAGACCCCCGACGAGGCCAAGGCGTTCGCCTACGGCCTCGCCCTCCGGGACAAGCTGGTCAGCCGCCTGGAAGAGCACCGCGCCATCGCTGAGGTGTTCCGCCGCCGCCCCCAGCAGGTGCAGCAGGCGTACACCAACATTCGCCACGGCCTCGACGACCCGGCCGGTGACCTGCGGCGCGTCCCGAACGCTGAGGTCCGCCAGCGCGCCCTGCGGCTCCTGGACGGCGACCGCACCGCCACCGCCCACCTGGGCGCCGACCAGAAGGCGCAGGTCGAGCGGCACATCCGCCGCGACCCCGACATGGCCCGGCGGCTGCTGGTGACCGAGAACGACGCCTACCGCGAGGCGTTCATGAAGATGGTCACCCACCCCCAGGGCCAGCTGCTCCTGACCGACGACGAGCGCCAGGCCATCCGGCAGTTCGAGGAATACCGGGCCATGTCGGAGAACACCACCACCGCCGGCGGGTTCGGCATCCCGGTGCTGATCGACCCCTCGATCATCCTCACCGCCCAGGGCAGCGGGAACCCGTTCCTCACCCTGGCCCGGTCGGTCGAGGTCAACACCAACATCTGGAAGGGCGTCAGCTCGGCCGGGGTGTCGTGGTCGTTCGACACCGAGGCCGCCGCCGTCTCCGACGACAGCCCGACGCTCGCCCAGCCGACGGTGACCGTCCACATGGCCCGGGGGTTCATCCCGTTCTCGATCGAGGTCGGGCAGGACTACCCCGGGTTCGCCGAGGAGATGAGCGCCCTCCTGGCCGAGGGGTACGACGAGCTGCTGGTCGACAAGTTCTCCCGCGGGTCGGGCACCGGTGAGCCGCAGGGGCTCATCACCGGCCTGGACGCCGACACCAACGTCGAGGTCACCCCGACCACCGACGGCGCGTTCGGGCAGGAGGACGTCTACAAGGTCTGGAAGGCGCTGCCGCAGCGGTTCCGCCGCAACGCCTCCTGGATGATGAGCGTGGACGTCAACAACCGCATCCGCCAGTTCGGCTCCGCCAACGTGTTCCACGCCTTCACCGAGAACCTGCCGGCCGAGTGGGCCGACACCCTGTTCGGCAAGACCGTGTACGAGTCCCCCTACTTCCCCGACTTCACCGGCACCACCGGCGCCGCGAACCTCCTGGTGGTGGGGGACTTCCGCAACTACCTCATTGCCCGCCGCGGCGGCATGAGCGTCGAGCTGGTCCCGCACCTGTTCGACACCACCGCCTCCAACCGGCCCACCGGCCAGCGCGGCTGGTTCGCCTACGCAAGAATAGGGGGCGGAGTGGTCAACACTCTGGGGTTCCGTTTGCTACAGAACCAGTAGGATTCTGTATAATAGGGACCACGGACAGCACGACAGCAATGGCGAGGCCGGGGAGCGCAACCTCCCCGGCCCCTGCCGGAACCACCTATCAGGGAGGTGGCCCGACGTGGCCAAGCATAGGCCGGAACGCCCCTGCTCGTTCACTGGCTGCGAGCGCCCGAGCTACTGCAAGGGACTCTGCCAGCGTCACTACGAGCAGCAGCACGAAGGCAAGCCGCTCACCCCGATCCGCCCAAAGCTCAAGCGGCAGCCGGACACCTGCCAAGTCCCGGGCTGCACGCGCAAGCCGCGCAGTAAGGGCATCTGCGGGATGCACGCGCACCGCATCGCTACGCATGGCGACCCCGGCGGGCCGGACACTTGGCGACGCACCGCCTGTCAGGTCCCGGGTTGCGTGCGCAAGCACCAGGCCCATGGCTACTGCGCTACGCACCTGCGCCGCTGGCAGCTCTACGGCGACCATGACGGCGCCGCTAAGCCGCAGCCGTGCGCGACGCCAGACTGCTGCAACGCCGCGCTGGGCCGTCACACCAAGGCCAACGGCTACTGCGGTCCTTGCCACCTGAACCGCTGGCTTGACGCCTATCTCGCCGGCGAGGCCGCGGCAAAGCGGTACCCGACCGGCTACGAGTACTTCGACCTCAACAGGCAGCGGTACGCGGTGCACCGGCTGGTCATGGAACGGTTGCTTGGCCGACCGCTGCACCCGTTCGAGAACGTTCACCACCGCAACGGCCGACCTGGTGACAACCGGCCCAGCAACCTTGAACTTTGGGTGACCCCGCAGCCACCCGGCCAGCGCCCCGAAGACCTTGCTGCCTGGGTGGTCGAGTACTACCCCGAGCTGGTCCGCGCTGAATTGGAGCGGCAGGACCCGAACGCCTCGTCCCAGTGGCTGAGGCAGAACGGGCAGACGTAGCCGATCCCGGGCAGTTTGCGCGGCACGGTGGGTTGCTCGCAGCAATCACACTCAAACAGCGGGCTGCCGGTGCAGGTGCAGGCCCACTGGCGCCGCTGTGGATGCTCAGAGTGGTAGGGGCATCCATTTGGGACGGCGACCTCGGGTGGGCAGGTGCAGTACTGCTGGAGGTTCCAGCAGGTTAGGCAGCGATTCATCAATCGAGCTTACCGAGTTCCCTGATCGCCACGGGGCCGGACTTCGCGCCCCGGCCCCGTGGTTTCTTGCCCCCTCCGGCGCGAAGGAGGCAACTATGGCCACCAAGGACAGCAGGGCCAGCACCAGCGACCAGACCCAGGCCAGCCAGCAGGTCGCGGCCGGCGGCAACCCCGCCGAGTCCGGCGACCCGGCGGTGCAGAAGCTCCTGGCCGACCAGGCGACCGCCAAGGCCAACTACGACGCAGCCACCGGCCCGTCGGACCCGGAGGCCGCCGACAAGTGGAAGGCCGAGGTCGAGCGGATCGACAAGGAGCTGAAGTCGCTCGGGTACGACCGCTGATGCGGGTCGTGTACGCGACCGCGACGACGACCGTGTCTGCCCCCGGCGGCCTGCCCGTGCAGGTCACCTGGGGGAGCCACTGGCCCGACAGCGACCCGATCGTCAAGGCGCACCCGGAGCTGTTCACCGACGACCCGACCCCCGGCCTGCGGGTGTCGGCGCCGCTCGAGGGCGGAACCGCCGCCGCGACAGCGGCTCCGGTGGAGCAGGCGACCCGGGCGCCGGGTGAGCGGCGCCCGACGAGGAGAGGCGCATGAGCGAGCAGGATCCCGAGGTCATCCGCAGCAACGAGGTCTACGGGGAGCGCGACCCCGCTTCAGCCCGGCCGGTGCCGAACAAGGCCGACGCCGCGTTCGAGGAGCTGGCCGCGCTCCAGGCCGAGGCCGCCGAGCTCGGCATCGAAGGCGCCGACTGGCTTCCGCTGGGCGAGCTGCGCCAGCAGGTCGAGGCAGCCAGAGCCGATGGGTGACCGGTCTCGGGTCGTCTCGACCAAAGCGTTCTACCAGGCCCTCGTCGCTGCCGGGGTGCTGCGTGAGGATGAGACGATCCGGCGGGTGGTGATCGACGCCAACGCGGGCGATGTCGTCGTGATGTACGTGGAGCGATGGGGCGATGAGCGGCTGCTACAGGTCGCAACTACGCTTGACGGGATCGAGGTCAGCAGTGTCCCGGCCGACGCCGATGCCTGAGCAGCCGGCGGCCGTGATGGTCGCCTACGTGCACGGGAACGAGGTCGCTCACTCCTGGCACCTGTCGCTGATGGAGCTGCTGGGCTACGACCTTGGCCTCCACGGGCGGCTGTTCCGCGGCGGCTGGCTCGGCATGCGCAAGGGCACCGACTCGCTGGCCGAGGCCCGCAACCGCGTCGCCGCCCAGTTCTTGGACGACAGTAAGGCCGACTGGCTGTGGTGGCTCGACACCGACATGGGGTTCCAGCCCGACACCCTGGAGCGGCTGCTGGACGCCGCCGACCCCACCGACCGGCCGATGGTCGGAGCGCTGTGCTTCGTGCAGCGGGAGATGGTCTCCGATGGGATGGGCGGCTACCGCTGCCAGCCCGCCCCGACCCTGTACGACTGGATCGGCACCGACGATGGCGCCCGGGGGTTCGTCGGCCGCGCCTCGTTTCCGGTGAACACCCTGGTCCGGGTGGCCGGCACCGGCGCCGCCTGTGTGCTGGTGCATCGGTCGGTGCTCCAGCGGGTCAAGGAGGCCCACGGGCCGGTCTGGTATGACCGGGTGGCCAACCCCACGACCGGCGGGCAGCTGATGGGGGAGGATCTGTCGTTCTGCCTGCGCGCTGGGGCGGCCGGCGTCCCTATCCACGTGCACACCGGGATCCGCGCCAGCCACCTGAAGGAGTTCTGGCTGGCTGAGCCGGACTACTGGGCCCAGGCCGTCCCGCCCCCGGCGACCGCCGAGACGGCGGTGATCGTGCCCGTACTGGGTCGCCCGGAGCACGCCGAGCCGTTCATGGCGTCGCTGCGGGCCTCCACCGGCTTGGCGACCTGCTATGCGCTGTGTGACCCGGACGACAGCGCTGCCATCGCCGCCTGGAAGGAGGCCGGCGCGGTCGTCGTCGTCCACGGACCCGGGGGCGACAAGCCCGGGACGTTCGCTGAGAAGGTCAACCTGGGCTACCGGTACAGCACCGAGCCGTGGCTGTTCCTGGTCGGCAGCGACGTCCAGTTCCACCCCGGCTGGCTCGACCACGCCCAGGCCATCGCGGGCGACCGCTACCACGTCGTCGGGACCAACGACCTCGGCAACCCCCGGGTCACCTCCGGCGAGCATGCCACCCACCTGCTGGTCCGACGCGCCTACGTGGACGAGTTCGGGGCGTCCTGGGACGGCCCCGGGGTGGTCGCCCATGAGGGCTACCGCCACTGGTATGTGGACGACGAGATCGTCACCGCGGCCAAACAGCGCGGTGCCTGGGCGATGGCGCTGGCCTCCCACGTTGAGCACCTGCACCCGTACTTCGGCAAGGGCGACCGCGACGAGGTGTACGAGCGCGGCGAGCGCCACGCCGCCAAGGACAAGGCGACCTTCGAGCGCCGAGCCAAGGAGAACAGGCCGTGAACGTGCTGGTCACCGGGGGCGCCGGGTTCCTCGGCCAGCCCGTCCTGGCCGAGCTCAAGGCCCGCGGCCACGACGGCTACACCTACGACCGCCGCGACGGCCGCGACATCCTCGACCCGGTGATGCTGGCGACGTTCCTGGACGGCCAGGACGCCGTCATCCACCTGGCTGGGCTGCTGGGTACCCATGAGCTGTTCGACCGGGTGCAGGACGCCATCGACGTGAACGTGGGCGGGACCGCCGCGGTCCTGGAGGCCTGCCACAAGGCCGGCGCCCGCTATGTCTCGACGACCATGCCGAGCGTGTTCCCGAGCGTCTACACCGCGACCAAGCTGGGCGCGGTGGCGCTGGAGCGGGCGTTCCATCACACCTACGGCCTCCGGGTGTCCCGGGTTCGGGCCTTCAACGCCTACGGGCCCGGCCAGAAGCACGGCCCCGGCCACCCCCAGAAGATCCTGCCCACCTTCGCCGCCAAGGCGTGGGCCGGGGAGCCCATCCCCATCTGGGGGGACGGCACCCAGACCGTCGACCTGATCCACGTCAACGACCTGGCCCGCATGCTGGTCGACGCCCTGGAGCATGGCGACGACGCCACCTTCGATGGCGGCACCGGCGTCCCGGTCACGGTGAGCGAGGTGGCCGAGGTGGTGCTGGACATCACCGGCTCCAAAGCCGGCATCCGCTACCTGCCGATGCGGCGGGGTGAGGTGGCGACCCGGATCGCCGCCACCGGCCAAGGCTGGGACCGCCTCGACTGGCGACCCGTCCTGGACTGGAACGAGGTGGCCAACACCGTCATCTCCTACCGGGCGCTGGTGCCCGCGTGAGGGTCGCGGTGCTGTCCAGCCTGTACGGCGACTTCGATCAGGTCATGGCCCCGGTCGCCCAGACCGTGGACGCCGACTGGATCCTCGTTAGCGACCGCGACCACAACTGCTGGCCGTGGAAGGTCGTCGTCGAGCCCCGCAGCCAGCTCCATCCCCGGCTGGCGGCCAAGGTGGCCAAGTGCCGCCCCGACCTGTACGCCACCGCCGACGCCTACGTCTGGGTGGATGCTGGCCTGCGGATCGGTGCCCCCGACTTCCTCGCCTGGTGCCTAGACACCCTCGGCGACCTGTCGGTGGTCAAGCTGGCCCAGGTGCCCCATCCGCAGCGGACCTCCATCGCCGACGAGGCGCAGGTGTCGTCCGGGATCGCCAAGTACGCGGGGCTGCCGGTGGTGGAGCAGGCCCGCCACTACCTGGAGGGCGGGTTCCCGGACGGCTGGGGGCTGTGGGCGACCGGCCTCATCGCCTACCGGAACGGCCCCTGGCTGGGCCGCTTCGGGAACGCCTGGCTGGCCGAGCAGGTCCGCTGGACCTACCAGGACCAGCTCAGCCAGGCGCCGCTGCTGTACGACGCTGGCCTGCGCCCGGTCGACCTCGACGGCGGGCTGTGGGGCAACCCCCGCTTCGGCGTCACCGGGCATCGGAGCGACCGGTGAAGACCGACCACAGCCTGAACATCTGGAACGAGTACCAGACGCGGGCGGGTGAGTGGTCCGACATCCAGGACCACCTGCCGTTCCTGCACGAGACGGCCCGAGTGGTCCCGCGCTGCCGGGTGCTGGAGCTCGGCACCAGATGGGGCACCAGCACCGCGGCGCTCCTGGCCGCCGTTGACCGCGCCGACGGGCACCTCTGGTCGGTGGACATCCAGCCGCCCAAGGTGCCGGCCTGGTGGGCCGACACCGGCCGCTGGACCGTCATCGTCGGTGACGACCTCGACCCCGCCGTCCAGGCAGACCTGCCGGCCGAGGTCGACGTGCTGTTCATCGACACCAGCCACGCCTATCAGCACACCCTGGACGAGCTGCGCGCCTATGTCCCCCGGGTGCGGCCCGGTGGGGTCGCGCTGCTCCACGACACCGAGCTCCACACCCCCGAGGCCATCCCGCCGCAGCCGATGCCGTTCCCCGTCGCCGCCGCCCTCGACACCTACTGCGCCGAGACGGGCCTGTCCTGGGTCAACCGGCCCGGCTGCTACGGCCTCGGCGTGCTGGAGGTTCCCGCATGAGCGACGGCACCGAGCGCCGCGAATCCGGCCTGTGGGTCGCCCACGGCTTCAACTTCCTGCGCCACCGGGCGGCCAAGCGGACCATCACCCTCCCCTCGGGGGAGCGGGCGCTGGTCCGGACCGATGACTCCGGCACCGTGACCGAGGTTGAGGTCAGCCGCCGCGGCGCCGGGGTCTCAGAGCGACAGGACGCCATCGTCCGGCCCCGGGTGATCACCCTGCGGACCCGAACCCCACGAGTAGGAGGCTAGAGACGTGTCCCGAGCCGACGACCTGCGCGCCGCCCTCGGCGCCGAGGTGGCCGTAGTCGAGCTGGAAGACGAGCTGACCCGCCTGAAGGCCCTCAAGCGGCCGGACGAGGCCAAGCTGCGCGAGACCAAGCAGCAGTTGCGGGCCGCCCGCCAGCGCCACCGGGAGCTGCGGGCCGGCGTTCCGGCGGGCGAGGGCGACGCGGTGGCCAGCCCGCCGGCGGTCGACGCCAGCGCCAGCGTAGAGCAGCCGGGCTAGCCCAATCCCAACCTGAAAGGACCGGTGGCACGGTGGCCGTAACAGCGTCCGGCTTGTACTTCCTGAGCTTCGAAAAGATGCTCATCGACACCCTCGGGGAGTCCCTGGAGGCCGAGGACAACAAGGTCCTCATGGTCACCGACTCAGAGACCCCGAACTTCGACACCCACGACTTCCGGGCCGACATCGCCGCCGAGGTCACCGGGACCGGCTACACCGCTGGCGGGACGGCGATCACCTCGACCGAGATCACCGTCTCCTCGGGGACGCTGGTGTTCGACGGCGCCGACGTGTCCTGGGCGTCCTCGACGATCGCCAACGCGATGGCCGCGGTCGGCTACACCAACGTCGGGTCGGCGGCCACCGACCAGCTGATCTGGCTGTCCGACTTCGTCAGCGCCGCCAGCTCGTCCAACGGGACCTTCACCGTGCAATGGGCAAGCGGTGGAATATTCACGATCGACTTGACACCCTGATGCCCTAAGTGTCCCACCGGCCTGACCACGACCACAACGGATCTAGGCGGGTGCGCGGCGTCCTCTGCCATAGCTGCAACGTGGCCCTTGGCCACTTCAAGGACGACCCGGACTTGCTGCTGGCCGCGATCCGCTACCTGACCCGCTGACGACTCGCCGGGAGGTCCTGTTGACGATCTCCCGGCGGCGATTGCTCGGCCACCTGGTCGCCGTCGTCGGGCTGCTGGCGGCGCTGGCGGTGGCCGCCCCCGCGACCGCCCACCACAAACCCGGCCACGGCGGCGGCCCCACCACCACCGCCGCGCCGGCCACGACCACCACCACGATCATGGCGACTTCCACCACCACCACCCTCGGGCCGTGCTCAGGGCCCCTCACCATCAACGCGGGCGGCAGCTACTCCGGCTGCTTCGAGTCCACCGACCCCGAAATCCCGGCGGTCACGATCGCCACCACCCAACCCGTCACCCTCGAGCGGGTCCATGTGCGCCACGCCGGGTTCGGGGTGTTCGCCCAGGCCACCACCGACACCCAGGTCACCATCACCAACTCCACCTTCATGGCCTTGGCGCCGGGTCCGGTGACCTTCCAGCGGGCGGTCTACCTGCTCCAGCCGGAAAGCGTGATCATCGAGCACAACCAGTTCGTCAACGGCCACGGGATCCTGCTGAACGGCGACAACCTGTCCACCACCACCCTGCGGATCCGCTACAACGACTACCTCGACATCGGCCGCTACGACGCCCCGGAGCTGGTCGGCGCCGTCCACTTCGACAAGGTCCTGGCGTCGGCTGGGGCGGAGATCGCCTGGAACCGCGTCTGCAACCACTACGGCCGCAGCTATTCGGAGGATGTCATCGGCCTGCACGAATCCAACGGGGGTGGCTCCTCAGCCAAGATCGAGGTCCACCACAACCTGATCGACGGCAGCTACCCCTACTCGGGGGACGGCGCCGGGTTCACCGGCGGCGGGATCGACCTCGGCGACTCCTCCGGCTCCTGGCAGCTGGCCCACGACAACACCGTGGTCCGGGTGACCAACAACGGGTTGATGATCCCGTCCGGGACCGACCTAGAGCACCACAGCAACCGGGTCGTCACCAGCGGGATCGCCGACGACGGCACCCGGGTCTCGTCCACGTTCGGGAACGGCCTGAACCTGTGGGACAACCCGTCGTATGCGGGGGTGCCGGCCAGGGTGACGATGCACGACAACACCGGCGACCATCGCCGCTGGACCGGCAGCGCCTGGGAGCGCAGCTGGCAGAACACCGCCGCCTGCGACCCGTCCGACGGCTGCGGCAACAACACCAGCCTGGGGCTCAGCCTGTCGGACGACGGGGCTTGGCTGGCGGAGATCGCCGACGCCCTGGCCGACTGGGAGACGGCGCGGGTGGCGGCCGGAGTGACGATCGGGCCGGCCTGATGCCGGTCCGGGTCTGCACCGGGTTCGAGATCGGCACCACCGCCGGGTGGACGACCGGGAACGCCGGCAACAAGTACGCCGACGCCGTGGCCGGCACCCCGGCGCCCGTCACGACCACGCCGCGGACCGGGACCTACTGCCTGGAGGTCGACACCACCGCGGCGGCCGAGAACCTGCAGTGGACCACCGGCACCATCGGCGCCAGCCAGACCCGCGCCGTGATCGGCCTGGCCGTCCGGTTCCCGTCCTCGCTGCCCGGCGCGTCGGTCATCCTGGCCCAGATCGGCCTGGCCGCCGGGCTGTGGACCCAGTTGCTGTTCATCTCCGGCTCCAACCAGCTGCGGTTCGAGTTCGAGAGCGGCGGCGGCGGCGCCGACGGCCCTGTCGTCACCACCGACACCTGGTACTACGTCGAGCTGTCGGTGGACGTGTCCGCGAACCCGAACGTGATCGCCTGGCAGGTCGACGGGAGCGCCCAGACCGGCGCCAACCAGGGGCAGGCGGCGACCAGCATCTCGACCATCTCGCTGGGCACCACCAACAGCGAGACGATGACGGTCCGCTACGACGACGTGATCGTCCTCACCGACACCTCGGCGATCACCTTCCCGATCGGGCCGCACAAGGTCGAGGTCCTGACCGTGGATGCGGGGGCGACCTGGACGCTGACCGGGACGGCGGCCAACTTCTCCACCTTCACCGCCAACGGCACCCTCGACACCAGTTTCACCGTGACCGAGGCGCGCGACCGGACCGACGAGTGGCCACCCACCGTCGGGGCCGCCGCCGACGGCTGGGTCCAGGACGCCGTCGCGGCCAGCGACTTCCTGTCGTCCCCCATGACCAGCTACACCCTCGGCGGCGGCGAGACGGTGGCCGGGCTGCGGGCGCTGGTGTGCGGCTGGGCGACCTCGACCTCCGGCACCAACATCCGCCTGGATGCCTTCAACGGCACCACCGCCGAGACCTTCTTCTCCCTCGCCGACCCGAACTTCGATAACTCGACGACGAACCCGGCGTGGGTCTGCCGGATGCTGACCACCGCCAACTACGACACCCAGGGCGAGCTGGACGCGCTGGCGTTGCAGGGCGGCTGGGGCACCGACGCCAACCCCGACTGCGGGGTGCATGCCTGGGCGGTCGAGCTGGCCATCCAGGTGGGGACCGGGGACGCGACCGCGACCCCGGCGGTGATCGCCTGCGGTGTC